GGGATGTCGAACGCATTCTTGAGCGCCCGCGCGAACGCGCCTTTGCGCACCACGTCGCCGCCGCGGTCCGGCCGGTCGAACACCGCCGCATAGCCCGCGAACCTCACTGCGCGATCAAATCCGTCAGTTTGAGCCGCACCGCGATCCCGATCAGCAGCGTCGCCAGCGCCAGCCTTACGACCCAGGTTACGATCGCCCGCCACGCGCTGCGCTTGGCGTCGCGCCACGCCGACAACAATTCTCGCAATTCATCCATGTCGCGCCGTGCCCGCTCGTCGTCGAGGCCGAGTGACGCCAACGCCCGCCGCGCGCCCGCCTGGCTCGATTCCTCGACCAGCGCGCGGAGCGTAATCAGGTCGACCCCGCGTCCTTCGGCCTGGGCCATCAGGCTCGCGAGCAGCGCTTCCGCGCTCATTCCAGCGCTCGTCATTTCTCGCCAAAGCCCAGCATGTCGCGTTTCTCCGCATCGCTCAGGAAGCTCGCCGCGCCGACCGCCTCCCATAATTTCGCGCGGTCGTCGGCGAGTTCGCTCAGTTGGTCGGTGTCGACTGCGAGCTTCACTGGCCCCAGCCACTCGCCCAGCATCGCTTCAAGCGCGTTCAGGATCCGCGCCGCCATCGGCAGGATCGTCTGGCGGTACAGTGCCCGCCCTGCTTCGCGCGCATTGGCGTAGGTCGCATCGCCGGGCAGCCCGACCAGGACCGGCGGCACCCCGAACGCCAGTGCGATATCCCGCGCCGCGCCTTCTTTCAGCGCGACGAAATCCATGTCCGCGGGGGTCAGGCTCAGCGCCTGCCATTTAAGCCCGCCCTCGAGCAGCATCGGCCGACCGGCGTTGCCGCTCCCGGAAAACTCGGTCGTCAATTCGTCCTTCAACCGCTTGAACTGGTCGGCCGACAGCACGCTGCCGTCCGCCGGCTCATAGCTCAGGGCACCGCTCGGCCGCGCGGCATTATCGAGCAGCGCCTTGTTCCAGCGGCTCGCGCGATTGTGCACGCTTGCCCCGCCGATCGCCGCGTCGAGGCAGCCCAGCCCGTAATGGTCGTCGCGCGGATTGAGCGCCTTGATATGCGCCACCTGGGTCCGCCCCAGCGGGTCGGCCTTGTCGATCCGCCGCGCCTGTCCCGCCGTCCGGTACAAGTAACCGACCGGCCACCCGCGTTCGTCGCTGACCACGCTCACCCGTTCGGGGCGCAGCTGGCACAGTTCGAGCGGCCGATCGCGGTCGTCGGCGAGCAACTGCACATAGGCATTGCCGTGCAACAGCAGGTTCGCGGCGATGCCTTCGAGCAGCCCGTCCCTCCGGATCAGCCCGGCCGCGGCCTGCCCTGAGCCCGTCAAAGGGTCGCCTTCAATCGCGTCGATGGTCAGCGCGCCGAGCATCCCCGCGACCAGCCGAACCGCTCGCTGACCGACCGGATTGCGTTGATAAACCTCGCAATATTGCGCGTCATAGGAGCGAGCAAATCCCTCCTCCGCCTCGGCTGTATTCAGCCAGGCCGGCACAAACGGCCGCATGTCCGGCGGCGCAGATTTGCGCCCGAACCACCAAAACCCCATGCTCGCTCCTATTTGAGAACCCGAGCACAAGCGCGCCGGCGCGCAGCGCCGCCGAGCTTGTGTCGAGAGAGTTCGAAAATCGGCCAACGGGTCGCCGTCAGGCGAGCCCGATCGACGTCACGCGATTCACTCGCGTGACGGCCTACTAAGCTTTTATTTGCTTCCGAGTTTTTTCAGGCAGCGCACCAGATGCGCGTCCAAGGCCTGCAGATATTCTCGACCATCATCGGGCCGATAACTAATCAAATCTTGTGCGCGCTTGTCGAGATTGCAGTCGACACATGCAAACACCAGGTTGTGCAGATAATCATGGCCACCCTTGGCGCGCGGCTGGAGATGATCGTTCGTGCAAACCTTTGGAACCTCCTCCGGGCGCATGAACAGATTACAATAGAAGCAATGACCACCGAATTTCTGCGCAGCGGTCCGAAGGGCCGCGGCCGCACCTCGCGCCGTCTTGTCCTTGCCGACCGTGTAGAGAGGCGCGCCGTTGCCATCCACGCGCGCAAATTTGATCGCGTTGTACGGTGTGCGGTCACTCAGCGGATGCGCCGCGACAATCCGTTCCAGCGAACTCATCGCTCCGGCCTACCGGTCGAAGCTTGAAATTCGGTTTATCGGCTACGCCTCCGCGGCACGCCCCCTTCATCTCGGGCCAAAGTCGAATTGTGTATTGCGCATGCATGATACGTTGTTACATGCGCCCATGCGATTGACTGTGGCCGGGTTCTGGATTGCCCTTACGGCGCTCTTCCTTGCTTCCTGCGAGCAAGCAGCGATCGACCCCTCGCGAAGCCTGGTCGGCGCCAGACATCTTCCGTCATCAAAAGTCCTTTCCCGTGAGATCATCCAGATCAATAACGGGTTCGGTTCGCGCAGCCCCGGCCTACTTTCGTACGAACTCTTGCCAAACGACACGCTCAAAGTATCGCTCACCGTCCGGGAAAACTCTCGTGATAACATTCTCGCGGCAGAGACATTTCACCTCTCATCCGACGTCGCTTTGCACGCTAGGCAAGCGCTTTGGCGCGTGCGGCCTGAGGTTCTGAAGGGCGTGGAATGGGACACATATCCTGTGGGCTGCCCTTCGCCGCCAACGGACACCTTTCCCGAGTTTGCGATCGCCTTCATCGATGAAGGGCCGACGCTCAATGCCGACGATGATCGGATCGGCATCTTCGCTCAGCCCTCTTACGACATTTGCGGCAATCAACAGGCACTCGATTCAAACAATCTAATCGGCCAAGTTCTGGAATCGTTTCCGCCATCCAGAGTCCCGGCCGAATACGAACGGCGGCAAAAAGCGTTGAAGGGCAAGCTTCACTCATAACCGCCGCACTCGCGGCACCCCGCTCCTTGTCTCGCCCAACACCGTCATCGCCCACACCATCGCATCCGCCCGGTCGGGTGACCGCCCCGGCCCTTCGTAACCGCCGCCGGCCTGCATCCCGACGAGCTCGGCTTCGAGCTCCGGGAAGCCGCCCGCGAGAAATGCCTTCCCCCGTTCGAACTTGAGCGCGATCGGTTCCGCCCGCGCGCTTTTGCCTTTCGATGCGTGAACCAGCCGCACCTTCATCCCCAGGTCCGCGGCCTTGAGCACGCTTTCGACCATCGCTCCGCCATTGTTGGCTTCGGCGACGACCATTCCCGTATTCCACCGCACCGCCGCGGCCGCGACCCGGTTGGCCCAGCCTTCCGGGCTGAGACCGCGCACGGTCGCATCCTCGAGTACGTAGAGCGTTTCGCCGCGCGATCCCGCGACGACGATCCCGCAAGCGTCCGACCCCTCGCCAACGCCGGCCGGCGGGTCGACGCCAACAACGATCCGGTCGAACACGTGGGGCCCCACGATGTAGGCCGCCTCGATCATGTCGCGCGTCCACAGCGCACCTTCGACATCCTCGATCAGCTCGCCGTCGAGTTCCTGGCGACCGATCCGCGTTCCGCCATAGGTCGCGGTCAGCACCTCGATCGTTTTGTCGTCCAGGTTGATATTGTCGCTGGTCCGCCCGCTCGTCGTCACCGTCCACGGGTCCTCATTGATCCTGGTCAGGAGTGGAATTGACCGCGGGGTGGTCGTAACCAACACCCGCGGCCTCGGGCCCCGCCGCAGCCCGAACTGTAAATTCACCCATGCGGCGTCAGCCTCGCGCCATTTCGCGAGTTCGTCCGCCCACACGAAATCATGTTCCGGCCCGCGTAGCCCGTCGGCATGGTCGCCCGAAAACAATTGTGCCTCGCTCCCGTTCGGCCATTTGACCCGGCCCAGGCTCGGCTCCCACAGCAGCCGGCTGCCATTGTGCTTCACCACCGCCAGCAGACCGCTGACGCCTTCGACCATGATGCTTCTCGCGTCGCTGATCGACGCCCCGACCAGCCCGATCCTGAGGCCGCGCTTGCCGCTCGCCAGGCGATAAATCCATTCCGCCCCCGCCCGCGTCTTGCCGAACCCGCGCCCGGCCATCATCAACCACACCCGCCACCCTTCGAGTTCCGGCGGGATCTGGCCCTTGTGCGCCCAGATCTCGAACCAGGCGTCGAGCGCGAGCGCATCTTGGAGTGTCAGCGATCCGACGAACTTTGCGATCGCGACCTTGGACGCGTGCCGCAGCCACTCGAACAAAACACGAGCGGCCTCTTCTGTCATGTGCTGGGATTGTCCTCTTCGGCGTTCCTCGACTGCAGTCGCCCCAGTTTCGCGACCAGACGATCGCGCAATTCGTTCAATTCCTCGGGCGGGAGCTCGGTATTCGCTTCACCGGCGCTGTCGCGATGCATCTTCAATAGGGTCAGGCCGAGCTGGTTCGAATATTCGAGCATTCGCTCTTCCGATCCATCGCGCCGTTTGACGACCTTCTCGGTTCCGTTGAACGCGCGGTCGAGCAGCACCAGCTCGAGCCTTTGGTAAGCAACTCCGATCGCCTCGAGCCACCCGGCGCGAAACGCCGCGTCCGCTTTGCGCCGCCGGTAGGCGACGGTCATCGGCACGCCGCTCGCGCGGCACGCCTCGCTGACGTTGCAGGTATCGGCCAGCGCACTCAGGAACGCGCGAGCCTTGGCCTTCGACCAGTCCCGCTCTGCAGCCTTGCGCAATTGAGGTTTGCCCGCGCCGATCAGCACGAGCTTCGATTTCCGAGCCACCGTTTCTCCCTGGAATCAAATCGGGCCGCATCTCGCTGGGAGACCGGCCCGACTCGCAAATTTGGATTGTTCCTATTTGTACCGAATGAGCGTGACGATGTCAAGCATTATTTTACCACATAGGTTCTAATTCGATTTGCTAGCAAGTGCGAGCGCCGGCTGGCCAACCCGGCGGATCGCCGAGCTGGCAGTCCCAATCATTTCGTGGAGGAGTGAAATGGCGGCGCTCGATGCGCCTGGCCCTGGCCCTGGCCCGACCACACGGGCCCCAAATAGAAATGGGGGCCGGCATTGCTGCCAGCCCCCACTGCGCCGAGCGAAGGATCTGCCGGTGTTCGCACTTGATCCTCAAACCCGAAAGTCCGAAAATCCGCTCTCGATCCTGGCTCACCAGCTCAGGCGTCGCTTCCCATCTGACCGCTCTCTCTTGCGAGAAGCTGGACCGATCTACCGATCAACAACCCGGAGGATCATCGATCTTTCA